AAAGGGCAGTCATCTTCCAGTTCGCCATCTTTGGATGTCGTGGACCGTGATCGTTATTACGTGCCCAGCAATGTGGCTGTCATATCTCAGAAAGCAAATCAGATCAAGAACGAAGCATCTGTGGAAGACCTTCGCAGAGTATTAGCCTATTTCGAGAGCCGAAGCGCCGCATAAACACGTCCATCCGGACATGTCCTAAAAACTAACGCAGACGTTAATAAAGCACTTGACAAATGTCACGTCCCTTATTAAAGTGTACTTGTCTATAGCACGTAGCCGTAGAAGTCTCGGGCCCCGCAACACTACCTGGGAGGGTACAAAAATGGAATTCTGGATTAGTGACGCCGATGGCAATGGCAAACCAAAACCGGAACGCAAACGCAAAAACGTCGTGAACGCCCTTGAGTCCCACGAGGAATACCTCAAGATGAAGAACGTGATTCTTAGCGGCCGCATGAAACCGATGCAATCGGCCGTCATTACAATGGGTCCAGCCGATTCAAAACAACTAGGTTACAAGTGGCCCTGGCGCACAGCCGTGGATTCCTTACGCCGGCTTGTGAAATCCATGGGTCTGCAGTCCGACTATACGATCCGCAAATATGAAACATCGACCAGTGGCGTGTGGGCGATCCTGGCCACATACGAGCCTCCAATGACCGCCGCCCAGCCCCGATCCGAAGCCCCGCGGCAGCCGGCGGCGAGACCCCGTAAAAGAGCCTGATATGCGAAACCCCCTGAAAAAGGGGGTTTTGTTTTTCATATTTGGATTTGTTCCCAAACGGCGGGAATATCTAGAGCACTCATGCGGCCTACCGATTCGGCATAGGATACGCGAGATCGGACGAGCTTCTTTTTGCGTTGCATGGATCGTATTTGGCGTTTCAGTCTTCCCGTTAGTTGACGTGGTCGAGATCCTGCGCGCCCATTCCGCAATAAGTGCAGTAATATCCTGAAACCTCTACTTTAGACATCTATTTCGTTCTCCGCGATACTTTCACCGTTCTTTGCTTTTGAAGCATTTCTACGGGCTCTAGAGGCCCGTTTCTACCGCACCGGTACCGGAAAAACGGTGCTTTCGGGTCACTTGAAGGAACTTCGCAACCTGTTCCGGTGTCCTGGCCCGCTTGGCCCGAACGCGAGCGATCTTTATGGCCATCTTCACCTGGGCCTTGTTCTTGCGGTCGAACTCGAGGCAGCCCTCGGCATCGCCGTTCTGAACCACAGCCATGCCCTCAGCAACCGCAACCCGCCGAAAGTTGCCCCAGGTCTTGGCATGGTGCCCCGCCGGCAAGAACATCACCGCGAGCTGGCCGGCGTCATCGTCGCGGGCGTAAATATGCCCCTGTCGCCCTGGAATGGTCGTCTCGCCGTCTTGGGTGGTGGTTTTGAGCCGGTGTTCTTTAGCGAAGCGTTCGAGGACCGTCACCGGGAACTCTCCTCAAGATGGTCCAGATAGAACGCAACCGCCACCCGACAAAGCTCCGCCAGGTTCGTCCCGCACTCCCGGGCTGTGGCGATCATCCGATCGTGAAGCTCTGGCGCCACCCCGAATCCGACGGGGATCTTCGGGATCGCGGTATGTATGGCCCGCGTCCCCGTGGCGCGGTCTACGGCGTGTTCGAGGTTTTCAATTGTTAGGCCGATGTGCATGTCTCCTCCGTGTGTATCTTGATGGCGTCCGCCACGATGGCGTTCTGCGTGAACTGCGGCAGCAATGCCAGTGGAACGCCGTCGTCAGCCCGGTGCGTAAACCACCACCGCCTTGTGGCGCGTTCCAAGTCTGCGGCGTTGATGGTCACTTGGTGTTCTCGGCACATTGGACCAACTGCGCCAGCAATACCGCGATGGCCCAAACTCCGCGGGCAATGTAGCCCTGGATGTCCTTCACTTCGATGTTCTTGTCTACGGCGCTTTCCACGCGTTCGGCTTCTCGCTGCACTTCGTCTAGTGTCATTTGAAAAAACTCCCCTGCGTAAGCCCGCCGGCGAAAAACTATCTTCGAGATCTTTCCATCTCTGACTCAACCAAATCTTCAATAACCCGCCTTATTCGACCTCGCGCACCTACCGCAATGGCTTCGTCCGGCACCCACGTTTTGGCTCCAAAACCGCAAGATTTGCAGACCTTCCCGAATTGTTTGATCCTGGTGCATTGACACAGTTCCGTCTGAAACATCTGGGACAACTTCACAAAATCAACTCCCCCTGTGATAGTACGATTTAGTGATCGTTCCATGTGTCCACGGTATCGTCACTGCGGGGGATCGTAAATGGTACGCAGGAGCCATTACGCCTTGTTACCGAAGTGCACGTTTTCCATCGCTTTCCGGACACTCTCCGGAATAGTTTTCACATAGCACTTCTGTGTAACCGACACATTCTCATGCCTCAATATGGCCTGGATCGTCTTATCATCCACGCCTTGAGCATGAAGAAAAGTTGCGAGCCCCCTGCGGAAAGCATGCCAGCCATTCCAGGTCTTCCCGACTGCCGGCACGATAACCCGCGAAGCTAAGTTGCCGAGGTCGAGCGGGGTATTCGTGGAGCTGGCAAAGATCAGCCCCGCCGCGCGCTTGTGGCCCGCCAAGGCTGCGGCCAACACCGGCACCACCGGCACCGGGGCCTTGCTCGCGGGGCTCTTAGTAGTTTTGACGTGCGATTGCCATACCGCCCTGTTGACCGACAAGGTGCAGGACTTTTCATCCCAGTCCGACCAGCGCAAACCGCGGATCTCTGATTTACGCAAACCGGTGCACGCCGCGAGGAGCACAACCAGGCGCGCTTGGCCGGTGAGGTTGGCCAGCATGAACTCAATCTCCTCTGGGGAATAGGCGTACGTCTCGCCAGCTTCGGGCGCCGTGGGTACCTTCACCGCCCGCCAGGGGTTCTCGCGATCGCACGAGCCCATCCGCAGCGCGTGGCCCCAGATACCGCTAAAGAAGTTCTTGATGTGACCCAGCGAGGTCCGGTTAAGCTGGGGATTGTCAGCGCAGATCGCGCGCATGATGCCCTGGGCGTCGCATGTGCGGATCTCCAGGGAGCACTCCTCAAAGTACCGGGCGTACATCCGCCAGATTTTCGAGTATCCAGAAACAGTCGAGGCGGCCAGCGATGCCTTGATGTGCGCGAAGTATTCGCCCTCGACGAACTCACGAACGCTCATAACCAGCTCTCCTTTCGGCAAATTTTTCCTATTGTGCCATCGCTTACCTTAAACATAGCCGCGATTTTTCTATGTGATAGACCAGATGCGCGCAAGGCACGAATTTCTACCACGTGGACACGAGTTAGCTTCGAGAACTTACATCGCTCTCCACGTAAACGGAGGCCGAGAGTGAAAGCATGCTGGGAGTTTTCCGCAGAGGTTACCCAATCCAAGTTGTCCACGGTGTTAGTCGTCTTGCTCCCGTTGACGTGGTTAACTTCTGGTTTGTTCTCTGGGTTTGGAATGAAAGATTTTGCAACGAGTCGATGGATCGCGGTAGACGTGAATTTTGGGGAGGTTCCGCGCAACCGGACAGTGAGATAACCGCGTTCACTAATCTGTGGTCTGAGGATGAAACCAGGTGACGTTCGTTTAGCGGGAGTTAGCCGCATCACTCTTCCATCGCTCGATACCGCGTATTCTGGAAACTCGGTAATACGCGCCCACATTGTTCCCACGTTAGCCATATGCGTCACCTTATAGCGTTTGTATGACCGGCGTCAATTTGCTTTGCATCATGGAACTAAGTTGACACAGGGTTGAGCAGACCACGTATCAGTTCCAAACGTGTAGCATTTCCATTGCGAGCAGCGCGAACAATACTGACGCTGCAAACGCGAGCGCCGCTAAAAAGTTTTTCATCAGCGTAAACAGCCTTTCTGCGGGTCAATCACGTTGTACGGCTCTAAGGTCGGAGGGAAGGATAATAGTTCTTGGCGATGTTCCCAAATCAGACATCGGGCCGCAATGCGATGGCCTACTCTGGTTAGAGTAACGTCAAGCATTTCGCGGGGAGTATACATAGGAGAGTATTCATAGGTTATTAAACCCTGCGCTTCTAGAAAATGAACCATCGGCCAAATTCTCGATGCACAACAACGGTATACACCCGACATCTTCTTACCTACAACGTGCTTGTACGCATCTTCGCTATCAATGGCGAGCAGAGCACGAATTAGGAACGCCTGACGTGCGGGTGTGAGATGGTTGTCTTGTCTCATTTGTCCCTTCCTCCCTTGATACGCGGTGTCGTTCTCACGTGGAAGCCGAAGAAGCACAGTATTTTTCGGAGCATGAGTCAATCCTTTTCGAGTGCCGCGTAACACTTCTTTATGAAGTGCGGCATTGTGTTGTTAAGCAAGCCAACTTTCACTTCGTCATGGCGAGGAAACCAGCCGTTACATAGGGAACAATAGGTAAACGGTGTGCGCATGTCGATTGGGGCGTTAACGCTAGAGTGCTCGTACTTAGTCCCTTCATGTTCCATAAAATCCTCCTTTGATACGTGGTGTCGTGAACCACGTGTCAGTTAAGTTTGATACCCTGGGCGTTGCAAGCCTCAACGAAATCGACCGAAGTAAATTGCGACAGGGCTGTACTGGAAGGTGCTGCACACAGATTTAGCGCTGACACAATGCGTGCTGCGTAGGCTTCCGCAAATTGAAAGATTCTTTTGCGCTGGTATTCTGGTGTCGGATCGTCTGCTAGTTCGTAGGATAGAAAATTGTTAATTTCGCCTCGCGGTAGCTCGCGGGTATAAAACTCTTCTGCCGTCATTTTCACTTCTCCTTTGACACGTGGTCTCGTTAACCGCTGGTCAGCCAGCGTCTTTGTCACACGATCTGCGGTATGCAAAAGACTGCTCCTTCGGCAATACCGTAAGATTTTCCGACATGCCCCAAGTCGAGACGGCGGCTTTGGGTGGTGCGCCCGAGAGCGGATCCGCGAAGGTTTCCGAATGCCCTCGGCGTCCGTCGCAGCTAAAGTACCCGTCTTCGTGCCGCCACTCCAATGCAGATATGGTGCTCGATGTTCTTTCTATTTGTTTACGACAGTTTTTGCAGATCACGAGCATTTTGATTTTTTCCTTTCGGACTAGCGGTTTCGGTAACCGTGCGTCAGTTTTTCGTTTCGTAATAGCAATCGGGCTCACATGCCCCATTATGCGAACGTCTGTGGTGGCCCGTAACACGCTCTTTACCATTCGCCAGTTCCTTCGCGCGCAGCGCCTCTTGCGCAATTTCACTGAGTCCTAGGTAATCTCTCCATTTCTTCGCAAATTTCTTGCGCGGCATCTCGCTATGGAGGTCTCCTAGGTACTCGCGGAATTTTTCAATTTCATCCAGGTCGTGTCGTGAAAGTAGCTTCACTTTTCGGCCCCACACTGGAATACGCTTTGCCATGTTTGCCCCTCTCTTTTTCTGACGCACGGTTCATAGAACCCTACATCATTTGTCGCGCATTGCTGTATGGCTCAAACTCCCAATTGCATTCGCCGGCGTTAACCAGTTGCGCGTTCTCTAAGCACTCTTGGTGCCAGTGGTGGTGCTGAAATTCGTCGTCATACACTGAGCGTTCGCTAACGTATTGCTCTCCCTTCGGGATTGCTTCGCCGCACCAGATACAGCGGTGGACCTTCCGCGCGGTCGGTTTCGTTTGAGACAATAGGGTATAGCTCACTCGCTTTCCTTTTCTTCGGTAGGCGTCCAAGTGCACGTGAGCCACAAGCCACTAACCTCGCGGCTAATTGCGCGACAGCCTTCGAGCTGGCCAGGTTCCCAGATCATTGTCCCGTCGGCCAGTTCGCGGTCATGCGGCGCCCAGCCGTGCACGCATGACATCGATACTTCGATAACCGGATCGTCGGCGCCGATGTCCCGCGCGTCATCCGCGAATTCCTCAAGCGCTTCCTTGAGGTCGCTTTTCGCTTGCTCGAATATCGACGAATATGCGCAGTCGCTTTCATAATCGGAAAGAATGTCATCTTCCTCGGATGTGTACGGCGCGAATGAGTCAAGATCGAAGTCGCTTTCAAGGTCATCGACTTCGGACGCCAGGTTCTCCGCGGTATCCTTCTTGTCGTTGAGCGCTCCCGAGATTGCATCTTGCGCGTATTGCTCTAAGTCCCTTGCCATAATCCCTCCCAGGATGTGAAGTCACTTTACTACGTCCGCGAACCACGTGTCAAGGCACGTTTGTGCTATAAGTCACTTATGCCCGCCTCAAGCCAGTCAGCAATGCCAGGAAAGGCCCACCTTAGTGGCAGTCCCACAGCGAATTGCAGGCGGCCTAGTCTTATAATTACTGCGAGCGGTACTAGTTCGAGTGTCATGTTAGTAATCCAAGCAACTCGCGCCACGTGACGCAAATTGCCGCCCGCTCGGTGTCCGCGCGGCATTCGCTGCAATTGGAGTGACTCATGTTCTCCGCTAGATGTCGCTTGTGCTGTAGGCTTCGCATGGCTATTTGTCCTCCGCGATTCTGCGGTTAGCAGGAACGCCAGGGTCAACGTTCAAAGGATGACGAACATTGATAAATTCGGGATTACGAATACCACCATGCAATTGATACCGTTGTCCGCGCCACGTCACAGACTGCCATCCCGCGTGCATCTGTGGCGTGCGCTCGATTGTCCCGATAACTTTGTAACCGTTATCGCCGTCCTTCAGCTCGATTACGTGTTTTTCTCGCATTTAGCGTCCTCCCTTGAACGGCCGATCGAGCCAGCGTCCTACTGGCCACGTTTGCCCACTTGAGTAACAGTCTGTTACGCGCGGTCCAAGTGGATTGTTGGGCGGGAATTGCGTATTGCAGAACCATTCCCAGTCGCTTTTGTACTGTGGCGCGTAATACATGCCGTTGGGCGCGGCATGCTTTGCCCAGTCTGGGATGTGCTCTACGGTGTATCGATGAACGTAACGTGATTTGGCTTGCTCGAAGGTAATCGCTTTCATGTCTTTCGTTCCTCCGTGTGGGTTAGTTACCCCGCCACGTGCCAATCATGCGGACACGTGGCGCGTTAACTAGCCTTGCGCGATGTCTTTGACTACTCGAATGTTGATACCCTTCGCGTTGCCTTGGTCCGCGAGGCTCCACGAATCTCCCGCGTACGCATCGCAGAGAATTTCAACACTCGTAACTTCGCGGCCTTCGCTATCGTGTAGACCAGTGCGGACATTGATAATGCATCCGTCCACTTCGATATGTTTCGTATTCTTAGCCATGTAAGTGTCCTCCGTCTAGTTGCTTCGCCACGTTCCAAAGGCCTAACTCGGAAACGTGGCGCGGGAACTAGCGCTGTTTAGTGTGGCGAAAGGTTACGCGGCCGGCTTTGCTGATTCGTGGTTCCCAGGACTCCAGCACATCGCCATTGTGCACGATGCTAATCATATAAATGACTCGCTGGGCTATGCGCTTTGCTTCCTTGCGTGCGGCGGCTAACGTTTTCACGGTTACGTGGTTAGGTCCGTATGAGATGTGATACATCGTTTGTGTCCTCCGTGTCACATTGCTAATCTCTCATGCGTCAAACCACGTGTCAAGCATAAACGTCACTCACGCACGTTTATTTGTGTGCGGCAGGTAATTCCTTCCCAAAGGAGTGTTACAAGGTGTAACGGATAGTTGCCATTCCTCACGCCATCTACAGTTGCCATTCCTCACGCCATCTACTACCGCAGTAGTGAGATTGCCAGCCCGAGCTGACCTATCGCCGTCCATTCGCCCTTTGTTTTCAATGCTGACACGTGGTTTAGTAGACCATAGGTCAGCCTAAGCTATTGATATCATTAGCTTGCCGGCCTTCCCCGCTTTTAGGCTTCCCGCGGCCCAGGTTTGCCCGCGGTGGCCCGCCGGCGGCCTGCAGACGACCTAGGGGAGGAGCCAACGACCCCCCGTCTGTCCTATTGGCGATTGTCCGTGCGGCGCGCCAGGACCACAGATATTTAGGTTAGTGACGCTGCGTAAGTTACCGCAGAATCAATTCGATGGCGGGACGCAATTAACGCGTGACGCGTCACGCAACAAAGTTCTTGACATACGTCAGTCAGCAAGGTAATCTTGGCTCGTCCGATCAAGTCCCGAACATGACCCTTACGGCCATAGATTCCGTCCAAGTTGCTGATCTGCCGAAAGTTGAGACCTATTTGGGGGACTGTTTGGACGTTTTGGCCTCTTGGCCCCCGGCGAGCATTGAAGCCGCCGTAACCGATCCGCCGTACGGCCTGGAATTCATGGGAAAAAGCTGGGATGGAGCCGACGGCTTCCGGCGGTCACTGAACAAAAACGACGTCGATCGCGAGAACGTGTTCGGCAGGGCATCCCGAACTTCCCCCGAATACCGAGCCGGGGGTTTCTTCCAAGAGTTCACCCAGGCATGGTCCGCCGAGGTGCTGCGAGTCCTGAAACCGGGCGGCCATCTGCTGGCTTTCGGAGGCTCCCGAACCTATCACCGAATGGCCTCCGGAATTGAAGACGCCGGGTTCGAAATCCGCGACCAGATCATGTGGATTTACGGCCAAGGCTTCCCGAAGTCCCGAAATCTGAAAGGCGACTGGGACGGCTGGGGCACGGCGCTGAAACCGGCGCACGAGCCTATTGTGGTCGCACGTAAGCCGCTGGTTGGCACCGTCGCTGAGAACGTCATAGAGCACGGCACTGGTGCAATCAATATCGACGATTGCCGAGTGGATCTGGACGGTGACTACAAAAGCAAGCCGAATGGGCGCCCATCGCTCACGGGACGGGGCGACAACTACAATCCTGCAGTTGCCAACACCGCAGACACCCTTGGGCGCTGGCCCGCCAACGTCATCCACGACGGCAGCGACGAAGTCCTGGTAGCGTTCCCGGAAGCGCCCGGGCAATTGGCTGACGCTAGTACGAATTCCGAACAGTGCAAGACGCAAAACGCCTACGGCACAATGTACCGCGGCCGCAAAGGAGAGCCCTCCGCGGATAGCGCGAACACCGGTGAAGTGGGCTTCAAGATGCGCCCCGGAATGCGGCGCCTTGATGGGGGTAGCGCAGCGCGGTTCTTCTACTGCGCCAAGGCCTCGCGCAAAGAGCGCGGCCCCGAGAACACCCACCCCACGGTGAAGCCGATCGCACTTATGAGATATCTCTGTCGGCTCGTTACACCACCCGGCGGGATCGTGCTGGATCCGTTCATGGGCAGTGGGTCTACGGGACTGGCCGCGACGGAAGAGGGATTCAATTTCAAGGGCATTGAGCGCGAGCAGGATTACGTGGATATCGCACGTGGGAGGCTTATGCGATGACGGCCTACTACAACGAACACGACCCCTTCGCGGCCGCCTGGCTGAGGGAACTTATCAAAGCCGGCCATATCGCCGGAGGAGAAGTGGATGAGCGAAGCATCGAAGACGTCCTGCCAAGCGACCTCAGACAATTTACCCAGTGTCATTTCTTCGCTGGTATCGGAGTGTGGAGCTATGCACTTCGACAAGCTGGTTGGCCTGACGACCGCCCCGTCTGGACCGGAAGTTGCCCCTGCCAGCCTTTCAGCGCGGCAGGCAAAAGAGCGGGGACTGCTGACGAGCGGCACCTATGGCCCGCGTTTTATCACCTTATCAGGGAGTGTTCGCCTCGAAACGTCTTTGGTGAACAGGTTGCGTCTAAAGACGGCCTCGCTTGGTTCGGGACTGTTTCGGCTGACTTGGAAGCAGCGCAGTACGCCGTTGGGGGTGTCGATTTGTGCTCTGCGGGCTTCGGCGCGCCGCACATCCGACAGCGGCTCTACTTCGTTGGCTCCCTGGATTACGCCCACCACGCGCGGGAACGTGATGGCGGATCACCACTACGCGCCTCACGATTTGAGCAATCAGGCGTTGCTGGCGGCGAGTTGGCCGACTCCAACCGGCCTCGCCCCGGCGAAGAACGGAAACAACGAGGCGGGGAATTCGTGCAATCTCGTGAAGATGAAATCTCTGTTGGGCCCAGCACCGTGGAGCACCCCGCGAGCGAACAAGTGGGGCTTTCCGGACAGCCACGGCTCGGACGAGAGACCGGTGTCGCCCTGGGCGACACCCGCGGCGCGGGACTATCGCAGCGAGTCAGCGACGGACGAGTACAACCTGGAGCGCTGGAGCCACCCGCGCGGGAAGCCGCTGAACGCCCAAGTCTTATTAACGGATTCTGGCGCGAAGCCGAGTGGATCCCCTGCCGCGACGGCAAGTACCGGCCAATTGAACCCGGCGTTGCCCCGTTGGCTACAGGCGTTGCCAATCGCGTGGGAAAGTTGCGCGGATATGGTAACGCCCTTACGGCGGAAGTTGCCAAGGGCTTCATCGAAAGCTACCTCGAAGTAGAACGCGGCCTATGACCTACCTCGACATCAATTGCTCCTACTGCGGCTCGTTCCACCACAACGGCCATCCAAAACTTACGTGGTGTCCGCGCTGCAAAAGTCCGATGTTCATTGCGGTGCCGCATGACTTCGAGATTGACCAACGTTTCAAGGCCGAAAGGCAAAGGACCGAAGATGACAACTAAACACCCCTTCTGGCAACTCGTCGAACGCCCCCGCAAAACCGATACCGACCGCGTCGCGCTGGCGGCGATTGCAACGTTGTCCACCGGCGTATACAGCCACCTGACTCTTGAGCAGATATACGACGATCTCATCGGAGACTTCAACCGTCGGTTCGCCGAACTTGATAATTGCCAACCCCAGGTTGGTGAATCCGCGAAATCCCAAACCACCTTCGGCAACATGGCCGGCAGGATGGGCCTGTAATGCTTCAAATAAAAATTCACGGCGCCACGCCAAAGGGCGGGAAGTCGATCTGTCTCACTTGTAAGAAGGGAACCGTGGTGAAGGGACAGAACTGCCAGGAAGTTGTGTTCTGTGGACTCTTCGGTGAGTCCAACGGCGGGCGCGTGCCGTTCAAAGTCTCCGAATGCGCCGATTACCACCCCATCAACATTCCATGGCTCCACGAAATGGAAGAGATGGCCTGGAAGATTGAAGCACGTCGCCGTGGCCCCGCAGGGTTCAATGACCCCGCGCAACGCGGCGAAATGGAAGTGGTTGTGACGCGACCGCGTAATTCGAACATGCCCCAGTGACTCTTATGCAAGCGCAGCGCGGGTACGATCCCGCCTGGATGACTCAGATGATCGATCGTATTATGCTGGGGATAAAAGTGATTTACCACTAAGCGACGGACTGGCGAAGGAGGCGGGAGTACTCCTGTTCTTCTTCGTCAGTCAGCGGACGGCGAGTGCCGTTCTCTACGGCTACGATGTAATCCCCAGCGGACGTAAGATGGTCAAACGCTTCGGATAGTGTGGCGCGTGCGCCGAAGGGAATTGGGTTCTCTCCGTCGCCGCGATCCACCAAGCTAATCACTTCGTAGCGGGTGTTCATGCGGTTGATTATATCTCCGTAGCACACGAAAATGAAAGATGTTTTTGGTAACCGACGATGGTTACTTACGCGGCGAGGTAAACTGAACTAGATGCCCAACAAGACCCCAGTCACGCCCTTCGAACACCCCAAACCAGAGGGCTTCGGGCTCGCCAACAAGGGCGAGGGCAAAGCCCCCCAAATCCGCCATACCCGTCCTGCGGTAGCGCGACACTGGGCACGGCTCATAGTCGCCCACAACATGGACGTCGAAGCCGCCGTTGCGAAGGGCCTGGCGGCGGAGTACCCCGATGCCACGGACGCCCAGATCGTGTCCCTGGCGCGCACTCTCGAAGGTTCCCCGCATGTGCAACGCGAGATGGCCAAGCTCCTCGAGGACATCGGTTGCGGTGACGAGGCCCTCACGAAGCTCATTGGCATCTTGTGGTCCGAAGTCCTCGGCAAGAACGACAAGCGCTGGGCAGCCGCGGCAAGACTCCTCGCCGAGATCACCGGCGCCAGCAAGGCCTCCGAGAAAGGCAAAAAGCTCCCCACGTTGAAGCTGGCCGGCATGGATGAAGGCCTCTCAAGAATGCTTGGCAACGCCGCGCCAACAAATGACGCCCCAGACCAACCCGCCGAAGTGCTAGGTGATATCCTTGGAGATGACGGAGATTCGTCTCTCGAGGACATCACAGATGGCAACTAACAAAGACTTCACAGGCTACGACGGCAAATCGAAGCCGGGCGCAGGGCGCCAAATTCCCGCGAAGGCTCAGCACGAGTCCGCGGGGGGCGACACCGCAAAGTCCGCGCGTAACCTCACCCAGAACGCCTCACAGGAAGATGACGACGGCGGTTCCAGTGAGTCTCTCCTGGACGGCCTAGCCGGCCTACACAGCGCAGTGCTCGGTGGCTTGGCTGGCATCAAGCGCGCCGTGGCCTCCAAAAACTCCGGTTCACAGAACCTCTACACCGGTCTCGCGGGCTCTAGTTCGCCGGCCGAGAAGTCGTGGTCGCGGAATAGCGGCTCCGAGAACGCCTACTAACATGGCAATCAATCCCGCTCCCGAATACCACAAAAAGCTCGCAGGGTTCTCCGGCGTCAAACGCGCTGGCACCGCAGCGAAGCAGATTAACGGCTCCGACAAGACCCTCAAGCCCGGGGAGTACAGCTCACCGACGGCCTCGGATAACGCTTCGTTCGACAGATCGCCGTATCAGAAGATGGTCCAGAAAAGCATGGTCGGGGGTCACCTCCGGTGATCTCGCCCGAGTCCACGCTGCACCAACCGGGGAAGCTAACGATGCCCAATCTTCCGGGGCTGAATGACGGTAACTCGCAGCCAAACCCCTTCAGTGGGATCCGCCGCGCAGGGCAGGCGAAGCGCGCAATGAACTTTGAACGGTGGCAAGGATCGAAGTCCGGCGCAGGCTCAGATGTCCCCGATCAGAAATCCTTTGACGGCTCTAAATTTCAACAGCAAGGCGGCCAAGCTAAAACGCAATTTGGCTCCATGCGTCAAGCCAAATTATGAAAGAAACGTTTGACGCTTACGTGCGTGAGTGATATTCTTAACTTACGCATGCTCATATACGCCATCCGAAACATCATTACCGGAAAACAATACGTTGGCAAAACCACCAAGTCAGCAGAAACTCGGTGGAAGCAGCATGTGCGCACTGCAAATAGCGGGCGTAACAGTTGTTTTCACGCAGCGATCCGGGAACACGGCCCCGCAGCTTTTATCTGGTATGTGCTCTCCGAAGCCTTAAATGCGGAAGTCGCCGACAAGCTAGAAAGATTCTGGATCAGGGAACTCAATACTTTCGATCCGGTTGGGTATAACCGAAATAATGGCGGGGCGGCTCGTCCATCCGGGTTTAGACATCGCCCAGAGACGCGGTCGAAAATGAGTGCGGCTCGGATGGGGCATAAGGCCGAAGCTAGTACCTTAGAAAAACAGCGCAAAAGAGCATTGGGAAATAGCTATCACTTGGGGCATAAAGCTACGCCCGAAGCGCGCGCGAGAATGAGCGCAGCTCAACGCCGCAGGTATGCTCGTGCCTGAACCCGCCCCCAGCTTCCACAAATACGAACTCCAAGAAGGCCTTGACGACAGAGCCAAACACCTGCTGCCCTCGCAGCGGGCTTTTGTTTTTGCCCCGGAGAGGTTCAGTTGTATCAGCGGGGGTTTCGCGTCAGGGAAGTCTTTCGCGGTTGTACTCAAGGGCACAGTCCTTTCTGCGGCCATACCCGGCAACGTTGGGAGCTTTCTTTGCTATCGCGGTTCGGACGTTGAGAAACGTCTATTGCCGTTATTCATGGAAGAGGTCTGCCCGCGGTCTTGGGTAAAGTCCTACAACAAAAACAAGCGCGTCGTGGTTCTTCGCAACAACAGCATCATTTCTTTCGACCACATCAAGGACTCGACCAGCGGTGCCGGTGCTGGCGTGGGCACCCGTCGAATCGGTTCGAACTGGGGATGGTTCGGTGTCGACCAGGGCGAGGAAATTGAAAAACCACATTGGGATGCCTTAGCGTCCCGTCTTCGGTTACCTCGTGCCCCGAAGAAATTCGGTTTCGCGTCAATCAACCCCGCCGGCCGCGACTGGTGGTGGGAAAAGTTCTTCCAGAAGGTCCAGCCATGGCCCCGCGATGAACAACGCCGCGCGCTGCAGTTAGATGGCAAGTTCTATCAGGCCGTGAAGTCCGGCGATAACATGCTGGGCATCTCGGTGAACTCCCTCGAAAACCGCGTCAGCAATGGGGGTTTTGTTGAAGACGCATTTTTCGACTCACTGTTAGAAACCTATGGCGAGGCCTGGGTTGAGAGGTTCGTGTACGGCTCTTTTGACGATTTCAAGGGCCGGCTATTTGACGGATTCTCCGGCGGCCTGGTGGACTATGCAGATGCCTCTGTTCATGTTATCGACGACTTCCAAATTCCGAAGCACTGGGCCTGTCTTACCTCAATAGACGTTGGGGGCGACAGTCCGTGGGCCGTGATCCCGACTTTTGCTGACGAGCAGGGCAATGTCATCGTGTGCCCGGGGTTCCACAATCGCACGGGGCGCGTATCAGACGTTGCGGCATGGATTAAGCGAAATGTGCCGTACAACGAAAATCGCACGCGTTTCATCATCGACCCGGAAAATCCCGTAGCCACTGTTGAGTTGTCGGAACATTCCATATACGCCAGCCCCGCACAGAAGGCGATCATGCCTGGACTACTTCGCCTTAGCGGTTATCTCCACATCCAAAAGCATCGCGACCTTCCGCATTGGTACAAAGAAACACAGCCCCCGGCGCGTGACTTCAAATTTCGAGGCAAGGGCTCCCCGCAGATGTTCGTTATGAAGTCTGCCATGGTGGTGCGTAAAGAACTAGACACCGCGAAGTGGGACGAAACGAAAATTGACAAGATGTTCAAGTCTTCCACGGCGCGCTTTGACGCCGTAGAAGCTCTGCGCTACGCGGCCATGGAGCATCCTGAGCCCTCAAAAATCGTGGGTGTCGAGGATGCCAAATGGATCGCCATGGAAAAGATCGACCCCGCTAGCGCCAAAGAATGGCGCGCGTACGAAAAGCGCATCGCAGCCCGCAAAGGCGGCAAAACCGCGCTGCGCGACATGGACAGCGAAGAGGCCACCAGCATCGTCGACCAGTTCGGCGCACCCGTCACAAAGTACGATTGGAACGAGGACTGAACCGCGCCAAAGTGACATACAATAGAACACAGGACACTAACATGCTTGGATGGAAGTTGATTCGTGAGTCCGAAATCGCGCTGCAAGCGCAGCTTACCGATATCCGGATTGCGTCCATTGCGAGCGATCTCCGCGCCGCCAAGGAATACGCGGCGAAATGCGAGCGCTTGATTGAGCACGAGCGCGAACGCATAGATCTCGAACGCGAGCGCGCTGATCGCATCGCCGATGGCCGATTCCAAGCGGATGGCCTAGCACCGGTGAGCGAGACTGTCCTACGCGAACAACGCGCGCAGGAAACAGCCGCCACAGAGAAGCGCACCGATTACATGAAAGAACTAATGGAGATTTACGGGGAGACCGAGTCCGACCTTCTCGAAGACGGCGCGGAGCCCTTGCCCGAAGAACTTGCGGAGACCGTTAGATGAGCGCAGCCGAACAGATCGATCCCCTAGCGGCACCGATTGCCGGGGACACCGAGCCCGAGAAACAGAAAGATCCCTACCAGGACTTCGCCGAAATCTCCGAGCGAATCGATAAGTGCCTGAAAGCCGACGCGTTCTCGCGAATCTTTTTTGAAAATAATTGGGCCCGCAATATCTTCTTTTACGCCGGCGCGCAGTGGCTCCGCAAATCGAACGGCCGCTGGGAACGCCGCAATTTGCCGAATTGGTTCCCGCGGGCCCAGACGAACAAGCTGGCGGAAAAAGCCAACGACCTCATCACGCAATTGTTGCAGGGCGGTCGCGTGCCGATTTCGTACACGCCATCCTCGGATAGCGAAGCCGATATGGGCACAGCCGACGTCGGCGAACGCATTCGTGAGGTGATGTACACCGAAGCCCATTGCGATGAGCAGGCCCACCTCCTCGCGAGCTGGTTGATTCTCACCGGCAATGCTTTCGGCATTCCTCACTACGACATGGACGAAGCGCATGGCGTAACGCAAGTGCCCTTCCAGAAATGCGCCGATTGCGGCGAACAAATCGATCCCGAGGCAATCAATCCTGAAGCTCCTGCGTGCCCCACCTGTGACTCCGCGAACGTCGCGCCGTCGCTTGATGAGACCGGCCAACCGACGGACATTGCGCATGAATACCCCATCGGCGCCCTGCAGTTGGAAGTAGCCGGCCCGTTCGAAATCCGCGGTGATCACCGCATCTCGGATGTTCGCAAGTGGCGAAAATTCGTGCACCAGAAAAAGTACGATCTGGCCTGGGCGAAAGAGAAGTGGCCGGACTTCAAAGAACATATTCAAGCGGACAACGGCAGCTCCCCCGATACCGCACAGTTCTACATGGACCTCTTCGCGAACCTCACCCCTGACTTCGCGTTCGGCGCAGGGTTATCTTCGAACGGCTCGACCGCAGCGAAGTACCCCAAGGCTTCGGCGTATTGCTACCGCGAGTTGCCCTCCGAGAAATATCCCGAAGGCCTATATGCCGTTCGGATAGGGCCAAACCCCGAGGCAATCGTTGAGGCGGGTCCGCTCCCTACGACCTATGGCGCCGGCGTGAAAAAAGGCAAGAAATTCCTGCCGCTTATTCATTGGCGCAGCAATCTTGTCCCGGGTCGGCTGTGGGGAAAGACCCCGATCGATGATCTCATCACGCTGCAAGTCTTCCGGAACATGATCGAAGCCAACATCCGGCTTTCTATTCAGCGCATGGGCAATGCGATGTGGCTCTTGCCGAAGGGCTGCGGTGTGGATGTTCTCACCGGCGAACCAGGGCAAACTGTGCCCTACAGTCCGATGTCTGTCGGCGGTACGAACTTCGCGAAGCCCGAACGCATTCCGGCGGATCTCAACAACATTGGCGCGCTGGTCACGATGCTGAAAGTCATCGACGACGCCATGGAGAGAATCTCAGGTACGTTCTTCCTGCAAGGTGGCAATGCGCCGCCGGGAGTCACCGCCGCATCAGCCTTGGCCTACCTCGGGGAGAAGGGTCAACAATCCCTGTCCACCTTGCGTACTGGATGGGCGCAAGGTTGGGCAGAGTTTGATAAACAAGCCCTCGAGATTTGCCGCGAGAACTGGGACGACAACCGCATGCGCGCGGTCTCAGGCAAGAACCGCAAATGGCAAGTTGAGCAATTCTCAAAAGCTGACATCCAGGGCTCCGTAAATTTCATTGTCGACTGGAACAGCCTTGCGCCGAAGTCGAACGCCACGGAGCGCGCTACGATCGGGCAACTTGTTCAGCTCGGCATGGTGAACCCGCAGGATCCGGAGACGCAAATCGCGGTCCTTAAGAAGTTCGGCATGCTTGACCTTAAGGGCTCGTTCGATATCGACATCCAAGACGCGGCGAAGGAAGAAGACCGCTTCATCAGCGATAACGAAATGCCGCAAGTAAGGCCATTCGTCGATAATAGCCAGGCCCACCTAATTTCACATATTGACTTTGCGAAAACAGACGAATTCCGCGAACTGCCGCAAGACAAGCAACAGGCGTGGCTGGGACACATAAGCAACACGGTCCTGGACATCACAACCCGCCGGCTGATGCTCACGCAGGCTGGTCTTGATCCTGACGTACCCGCGCTCGCCGAGGTGCCCAGCGCAGCGGCGTCGGTCGCCGCGCAGGCCTCCTTGCAGGCGCAGCAAGCCCAACAACAGGCCGCCGCTCAAAATGGCGGTGTGCCGAATGGCGCGGAGGGCCCAGACGCCCGATTGAATCCTGATGGCACACAGCCCGCAACGCAGGCCGACACCCAAATGCCCGACATCGCCGATAGCGGCGTGCAGGGCCCAGAGCAGGCCGCACCGGCGGGGCTACCCCCGAACGTGAAGCCCGAAGGTTCTCCAAGACGGATTGACCTTCCAGGGCAATGAACTCCGGAACCCAACTCGGCACCGCGTTCTGCCGTCCCGATGATCCCATAGCGAACCGCCGCAAACCGCGGATGTTCGCTTCGGAGAACCCTACGGTGTCCCCGAGCACGCCGTACGGATTTGGAGTTCTGCATTTTCCTGCAATCTGAAGGTTTCGGCAACAACCGCAGGTTCTTTATTGAGTCGTGCGGCGGGGTGTGGCTGACGTGCTAAACTTACGTTTGTAGCATACGCCGAACAGGGGAGTCGCTCTGCGACACGGCCTCGCATCGGGTGATGCCCTGGACTGGGCCCGACGCAAGGAATTCCAATGTACCGTTTCTTGCGCGTAACCGCCCTGTGGGTTCTCCTGCTGCCAACTACCGTTTCTTTCACCGGTGCCGCCTCTAATCAGCTAGTTCTCTGGGCTAACAACGACACCTTTCCCGTGAAGGTAAACCTCGTAAAACTGGACAAATTCACAGGCGGGCACACCGTTACGCTGCCCGATGGCACCGTGATGATGGACGAGACGCACTGCCTTATGTCCAGCAAAACACATCTGAATTTGCTCGCCGACAACTGGGACTTTCACGAGACTATCGAATCAATCGGCGATATGCTGATCGATCTCGGCTCATGGCTGTGGACTTTTTGCCCGTTCGTTTGGGTTGCCGCGGTTGTCGGTAAGTTGCGCCCTATCCAGAAAAGCGCTTGACAACCTCCCACAGTGACGTGTTAAAGTAGCGTGCGTGGAGGACATTCATGGCACGCATCAAAGCGTACGTCCGTAACTGGTGGCGCCAGTGGGTCGTTGATGACTTCGACCGGCATTACCCCAACGAGCCTTGGCTTTTCTGATGCGAAACCGCATAAAGCAAGTTCAAATGCTGCACATCTGCCTGGGGCGTTACCGCTGGCATCTCATCGATCTCTGGTACGTCCTTACGGGGCACGTCTAAATGCCGCGTCTGCGCAAGGTCGAGAATTGGCGTGCGCTGGCCGTCGAGATGTATTTCTATGCGTTCGGTAAGCGCTGCGTGCGTTGCTCTAAGCCTGTAGCTGCGAAAGACTTCACGCTATACCGGCTGGCCGGGGGCAGGGAATTGCTGTTAGCCCACGCGAGGTGCAAGCCGTGACCGAATATCTCAAGCCCGGGCCGTTCTCGGTGCCCGTCAGCAACGGCAAGATGACAAACCGCGACTATGACATCGCCGTCGGTGCGCTGGTGTGGTGCTGGCGATGCGGGGAATACGTGAAGCCGGGGCACGATTGCCCGCAGGAGATCAAATGAGCCGTCGCAACAAGCAGCCGTTCTGGAAATCGCCGTCGATGAGCGTTACGTTGAATCCTCTTCGCATTATGGTGTGCGTGTTTACGAATCCCGAGAGGCACGGCTGGGTGAATCCCGAATTAACCACGACGCTAATTCGCCTGTGTGATCCCCGCCTTCAAATGAGCTACACGCCGATACATGCCATTTACCCGGCGTGCGCCGCGCGCAATAAAGCGGTTGACATCTTCCTGAAATCCGATGCCGAGATTCTCGTTCTTTTCGACAACGACGTCGCGCCTCCGCCGAATATCGCCGATGCGATTATAAGCATGCCCCAGGAGTGCAACATCGCGGTAATGCCGTATTGGGTGTGGGAACCGTCAGGGAAACATACGCTGATTTGTTTTGGAAAATGGGAAGACGGCACGATGTGCGTTCCTGACCCGACCACTCTAGCTCCTGGGTGGCAGTCGATGGGTGCGGGTGGAACGGGGTGCATGTTTATACGTCGGAAGGTGTTCGAATCTCCGGACAAACTCACGGCGCCGTTCTTCAAGATTATTTCCGATGATCGTCGTGGCCAGATTGTCTCGGAAGACATTTACTTCACCGGTTTGGCCGCCGAAGCTGGCTTTCCGACATGGACGAACACTGATTTCGTATGCAGCCATTACCACACCCTGGATCTCGCAGAGATCAACCTCGGCATTGTTCAGATTCTCAACAGATTCATCGCAGTGCTTCAGGAAAAATACGGCGCCCGCCCCGATGAAACTCTGGGTGTGCTGATGAAGGAACTACACCCAGAATTACTCCAGGCTCGAAAACTGGAGCAACGTGAGATGAGAGACGCGCAGCGCGAAAAGCATCCCACGTTGCCGGTGAATCAATGGAAATAAAAGACTTTGGTTTCTGGGAATGGGTAAACGCTATTCAGTACTTAATTTCACTGGCCGTGACCGTAGTGGTCATTGAGGCCCTCATAAGAGAGTGGAGATCGCGGTGAAGCGTGATCTCGTTATGGGCGTTGCGACGGGCTACACCTGGCCCGAACTTCGGCCGTACGCGGTGTCCCTTGCTCGCTGCGGTTTCAAAGGCGAGAAGCTGATGTTCGTGAACGGCCTCGCGCCAGAGACCGCCTACAAACTGGAAAGCCTGGGTTTCAACCTCATCGAATTCGAGTTGCCAAAGGAACTCGCCGATTGCGACTCACAGTCCAATGTAGGGGCTTGGACGATACTCGGACAATACCGCCATTTTCTAGCCGAGCAATATCTCAAAGAGCACACCGGGGAATTCCGCTTTGTTCTCTGGGCCGACGTGCGCGATGTGGTGTTTCAGACTGATCCCTTCGAGTGGATCGCCGAGCACCTCAAAGAGCCCTATTCGCTCATCGCCGCACGGGAATGCTGGCGGATCGTGAACCAACCGCACAACAACCAATGGGCTCGGTTTACGGCACCGGCGGAATACGAGTGGCTGAAAGAACAAGAAGTGCTCTGCGCTGGCACGATTGCTGGCACCGCTGAGACGATGCTCAAGTTGCATGAAGCTGTCTACGCCGCCGCGCAGACCCTCGACCCCCGCTCCAACGACCAAGGCATCTTCAACTACATCGTTCGGAAGCCTCCATTCTTGGATCTTTGTATCGTGCCGAACATGGCCGCGGGCTTCGTGGCGACGGGCTGGAACACGAAGCGCTATGAGCCGTACGCCTATTCCACCGATGACGCCCCGGTGTTCAATGTCGGGGACTATGTCGTGTATACGCCAGATGGCGTAACGCCATTTGCGATTTCGCATCAGTACGACCGCGATTGCAATTGGAGGTATTGCATCGAGAAGATCATGGAAGCCGCCGAATGAGTCCCGTTAAGAAATGGGCTTTGGTCCTTGTGATTAACTGCTGGGCATGGGTCATCGGCGTCATGCTGTTGACCTTCCTGTACAACCACCGCTAACGTCCCACTCGCACGTCCGACGCACACCCGACCACTTTGGTATCCTTAAGGAAGTATACGGACGCCCCAGGCTTCCGTGGAAAACTGTCGAGGAATCAAAAATGATCAAGATGAAAAATTGCGGCGACTTCGTTATGGAGTTGACTGTCAGCGGTGCGCAGACCACGACCGCCGGCCAGCCAACCACGCAGACCTCCGCGATTGTGCCGTTCAACGGACGCATCAGCGCGATCTTCGCGCGATTGAAAGTCCAGGGCACCACGGGCACCCAGACTGTCGATCTGACCAAGAACAACGTTTCATTGAGCGGCTCCAGTGGCGTGTTCAATTTTCCGACTACGGTCGGCGGCAATGCCGCACCGACGTATACCCTCGCCAACCTGACCTCGAATCCGGTCAAAGTGGCCAAGGGCGATGTCATCAGTTGCGTGAACACCGCAGTCCACAGCGGCACCGCAGCGAACGACTTGTCGATTTATGTCACCCTCGAGCGCCAGCGCGTCGGGACGTTCAACGATCCCGTCCAGACGGACACGATCGGCTTCGATAGCGATCAGTTCTAAAAAGTTTCGTTCACGGTACGTGAACAAATCGGTTTGCAACACAAACCCGTCGGCAACTCCGACGTAAAACAGGTGGTAATTGAATGGCTGAAGAAATCGTTCTGGACACTCCAGTTGACGATGTCGATCCGGTAGTAGATCCACAGCAAGACCCATCGGCGGACGATCAAACTGATCCGGCGCCAGCGAAAGACGAGCCGTTTCTCCCGGTTAACGAGAGAACCGTATATAAGACGCGGGAAGATGCAATCCGCGGCTACAACGAGGCGGCCAGTCGAATCGCGCAGCTATCTGCATGGGAGAAACAGGCGAAAGCCTATGGTCTGAATGATCCGAGGCAGCTTGACGACGTAGCCAAAGAAGTCCTCCAACTGAGGAAAGAAAAGGCAGACGCGGCGGCAAAGCTGAATTCGGCTCCGAAGACCGACCCAGCGGACCCGAAGGCGAAAGAAACCGCGCAGGTTCGAGAGTACCTGAAGAATCTCGGATATATCTCCAAAGAAGAGCAATCCGAGGACCTGAAGGAACTCCGAGACCAAATTGCGGAAATGCGCCAGGCGGGAACGCAGTCCGAGGAACTCCGTTTCCAGAATCAGGAAGCTGAAGCTCGGAATGATCTGGGTGGCTATTTATCCGTGGCGGGAGTCAAGGACGACGCGAACGGCTCGAAGGCGCAAGTCATTGGGACGCTCGTGAAGGACTGGATTAACAACTCGGATGAGCGTGTTGAGCAGTGGACGCGCGGTGGAGTCGCCGCAAAGGCACTCGTAAAAGAGGGTGTCGACCACATGATCGGCATGCTTGGCTGGAAGGCGGCGGCACCATCCGCAGCCGGAGCGCTGAAGCCGACAGATCCAGGTTACGCCGCAGCGAAGGCCAAGGCCCTCGCAGCGAACAAGAAATTACCCGCACCGGGAACGGCAAAAGGTGCCGAAAAGCCAGCGCCGAAGCAACGCGGTCATATTAACGCCGAGCTTCACGAAAAAGCGTGGAAGGCAATGCAGGCAGCCGAGTAGTTGACACCTTGAGTGCGGGCGCAAGACGACATCGATCTAAGGAGAGTTTCAAATGTCCACTGGACAGAACGTTGCAGGTTTTTCGGCCGCACTCAAGAACGTCTATCTTCCCGGTATCCGAGAAGAACTGAACGAAAAGACCAACCTACTCGACCTCTTCACCGAGGGCGACCTGACGCAGTACGAATGGCAAGGTAACCAGCTTGTGTTCGCTCTGCACTCGAGCCGTAACTACTCCGGCGTGATGTACGTCGCCGAAGGAAACGGGCTCCCCACCGCCGGTTCACAGGGCACCGCGAACCTCCTGGTGCCGATCGCTCACCTGAAGGGTCGCATTCAGCTTTCGTACGAAGTCATGCGTGCATCGCGCTCCGACAAGGGCGCCTTTGTTCGCGCGATGGACCTGGAACAAAAGGGCCTCGTGAACGACGTCGCTCGGCAGCGTAACCGTGCACTTGCCGGATACGGCTCTGAAGTTCTGGCCGTCATCACCACCGGTGCGACCAGCACCCTGCAGACCATCAGCAACCCCGGCGGAGTAGCCGGCACGGTGAACCCGGGCCGATTCCTGAAGCCGAACATGGTCATTGTTGTGACCGACCCCACGGGCACCACGATCCGCAGCACGACCACGGCTTCCGTCGTGAGCGTCTCCGGTTCGGTGTTGACCCTCTCGGCGTCAATCGCGACGACCACGGCCGACATCATCACCCTGGGCACCAGCTCCACGGTCTCTACGGGGCAGGGTTCGTACAACAACGCCTCCATGGGAATCCTGGGAATTGTGGACACCAGCACCTACGTGACCACGATTTTCGGTTTGAACCGAACCACCACCGCCAACGCGTTCTTCGCGTCGACCGTGATGGGGAGCGTCGGGACGATCAACACCGACATCTTGCAGCGCGGCGTTGACAACTGCGAAGAAGTTTCGGGCGAAATGATCGACAAGTTCGTGTGCCACAGTTCGGTTCGGCGAGAGATTTCCAAGCTCACCGAGGCGGATCGTCGGTACGCGGCTGAGGGCCCAGCGAAGAATTACGACGCCGGAACTTTGGCCGGTGCAAACAAAAAGGACTTGACGTACAACGGATGGTCCTTCCGCACGGACAAGGATTTCGCGTACGGCACTCTCGCTGGCGTGAACACCTCACACCTGTTCTGGACCCCCGAAACCAAGGGCGAATGGGCCGATGACGACGGAACGATTCTTCTGCGCGTTGCGAATATCGATGCGTACGAAGCCCGATTCCGTGTTTCGGAAAATTACGTCAGTGACAAGGGCAATTCCATGGTCCGTTGGGACGGTATCACCACCAACGTAAGTAGCGGCGTCTACGCCGATTGATGTTAAAGGACTTACGGACTTTAGGCCACTCGAAAGGGTGGCCTAATTTTTTGTCCTTTTGACTTGACATGCGCACGTTAGTGACTTATGCTTCATACATGGTAAAGAAACGTAGACCCAGCCGACGTATAGAAAACCCCACCGAACGTGTTTGCAGAGGGTGCGGCGTTCTAAAATCAATCGACAAGTTCCAGGAACAGAACGCCACTCGCGATCAGGATTGGGTGACGTACCGGCGTATTTGTAAAGAATGCGAAGGCGCCAAGGCCTTGGTTCGCTATTACAAACAGAAAGAACTCGGTAAATGTTCTCACTGCGGGCAGAAGACACCGACGGAGGGCTACACAACGTGCACACCATGTCGCGATAAAAATAAAATCGCAAAAGACAATAGTATTCTTACGCTACGGGTCATAGTGCTTGCCGCGTACGGAAGAAAATGTGCGCATTGCGGAGACACTCGATTGGAGTGTTTGGAGATTGATCATATCGGGGGGTGGGGAAAGGACCATAAAGCCGAGACCGGAGAGCGCCTATCGGGGTACAGTCTTTGGAAATGGATTAGGGATAATAATTTCCCGCCAAGCATTCGACTTCTGTGTGGAAGTTGTCATTCCGCGCTTAGCTACTTCGGCATTTTGCCGCGCCTGTCTGCCTCTGGTGTTACACTTGTGAAAGAAGCGCCGCTAACTGACGCATCAACCGGCCTCCTCCCGTGCGCTCCGGAAGTGCCGACAACCGCTCTAGGATTGGTGAATTAACCCTAGAACCACCCCTGACTACCCGGGGAAAAGGAGCGCACCTTGATAGAATCCACGCAAGTCCGCATCGGCCTCATCGACCCCTCCCGCGAAATTTTCAATTCTGAAACCGGCGTCACCGTTTCCGGCAAAGACGTCATCAAGCAGATCAAAACCAACAATCGTTGGACCAACGACAAAGACGGCCGTTACGTAATGGTGCAGTACGACTCGCTGACCTTCAACTTCCGCGAAGGCGAAACGCTGACTGTTCCCGAGTCAGTCGCGCGCTGTCTACGGCACAGTTCAGTAATTACGGTTGGCAGCGATAAGCTCAATGGCCCCATGATCCCGTTTCTCGAAGTGAAAGAGAAACTGGAAATGGCCCTGCCCACCGCGGAAAAGAAAACCACCCCAACCACCTGCCCAATCTGCGGTGAAGACCAAAAGACCTTCCCCGCCCTGACCCGTCACTTGGGCCAGGAGCGCAAGAAACATCCGGAACTCTTCGAAGAGGAGAAATCCAAAACCGACTGGGAAGGGAAGTCCGGCACGACAACCGACGAGGTGGAAGACTAAATGGACCGCATCCCCGTCGAATCGAAGCACCTCGTGAGTGTGGGCTACGAGCCCACCTCGCGGGTGCTCCATGTGGAATTCCATAATGGTGCCGTGTACGAGTACAAAGGCGTCCCCGAGCATTACTATCGCGCGGGTGCCGTGTACGAGTACAAAGGCGTCCCCGAGCATTACTATCGCGCGCTGTCCGACGCGAAGTCCTCGGGATCGGCGTTCCACAAGTACATCAAGCCGCATTTCCACGGAGCCCAAATTTGATCGCCCCCAAGTGGTTCACCGACGCCATCGCTCTGCTGGACCCGCTGTTGTCCGTGCGGAAGTCCGTCGTCACGTCGCACTGGGTAATTGAACGCAAGGCCGTGATTCCGGCTTCCGAAATCCAGATCCTCATCCGCCGCCGCGATAG